AGATATTCGATATGCCGACCAATATCGCCATGGCCAGAAGTGGACCGGTTATCAAGTAGAAGCATCGTTGCTGCTGCATAACGACCAAGTATCGATGGACACATTTAAGTCCAAGATTAAGGAGCTGTTCGGCCTGGGTGAAAAGGTGAAGATTGAACTATTTGACCGTGTTCAACCTGATGAAGATGGTAACGACGTCAACGTTGTACAGGTCATGATTTACCAAGAAGGGTTGCCTGACTCATACCTTGAGTTCAAAGGTGACGAAGATATTGTCTCTCGAATTCGACGACCAGTTTCTGAGCATGCCATTACTTACTCATCCGACACCGGTACTATCGAGGTAGTTGCCGCCAAGCAAGAGCGCCGGGATACCATTGCAAAAGCATTCACGGAAGATCTACTTAAGCAGCCAGTGACAGCAGACAAGGTTCCACTGCGTCGATTTGACTTGATGCCGCTTATGGAAAATAAGCCATTAGATTGGGATGTGGAGGATGGCATTGAATCCGTTCAGCTGGTCCTGATGAAAATTAAAGATCTCGCCGGTGATGGCCGAGTGCAAATTGAAGTACCAGCTAAAAGCAATATTGCTCTCCATGAATACGCACGAGAACATTTTGGTGAACAAAACCCCTTATCTACCGGTGGATTTGCACCGGTGCAGGCCAAGATCAATATCCGCTTCCACCCTGAAAATGGACATGGGCGCGGTAAGGTTCTGCCTGTGAAAATCTCAATGCCAAATGGTTGTGACTTGAGAAGCAGGACTGACAAGGAGCGATTGATTGGTGAAAAGTACCTCAAGCGATGGGGATTACTCGAAGAGGTACAAGAATGAGTGCCACATGCACTTTGAGTAGGGGCGCACTTGCGCTTCTGCTCAGAATAATTAATTCACCGTCAGGAGTTATATCTGGTGAGGTCATGCGGAAATTATCCCCAAGTGACAGTGAGGAGTTAATCAAAGCAGAATTTTTAAAGCCATCAAATTCTGTTTCATTGACAGTTGAGGCGGATGAATGCGCTCGTGATTTGGTCTGGTTTTCTGATGAAAAGTGCTACAAGTATTTTTCTAGTGGTGCTGGCTGGGTCTCTGTTGTACCGGAATCTGTAAAACAATATACGCTGCAGATCGACGCCGTATTAGATTGGTTTAGAGGAATATTTGAGATTGGTGGTATGTACCGGACTACTGAAATTCATCCGAAGATGCTTTGGTTCTTAGGTGCTGCCCGGTTTGGAAAAGCGAAGGTGAGCATATACTTTGTGAAAGCTTTGCATACCTCGCATAACGTTCAATTGTTCTTGTCTGCCCTGAAGCAGGAGGCAGGCAACGCGCCTGCGATTTTCGTTACCTCCTCAAATATTGATCCCACTTTTATAGAGTTGCCACTGGACATGGCGCTCGTCACTGTCGATCAAATCTTCACTCGTAGTGATGAGGTCGCCACGCTCGATCATGGAATGGTTGGGTCGATTATTAATGGCGGTAAGAGCATCAGTTCTGGTGAGGGAGGAATTGGACTCAGGTTCTCTACTGATTATCGTCTCGTTTATTGGAATGGTGAAGAGTACAAGTTGACCAAGAAGCAGGCAGCTGTAATGGAAGCTTTAGATCGAGAAGGTGGTCGAGCTCATAAGGATTTGCTAAGAGCGGAGGCAAATACGAATGAAGAAATTCACCGCATTATGCGAAACAAAGTTCAGGGGGAATGGGTGCAACACCCATTGTGGAACTCCCTAATAAAAAGCACCGGAAACGGCTACTACACGATTAACAATTAGCTGGGCCAGTGATTTATATCGCGCTCTATCAGCCTGATTGAATCGACAATTTCGGAAAATGATGGAGATTCTTTATACATCATTCCTGAAGCTAGCATCTTTTCATAGTCTGATTGCAGCTGCTCTATAGTATTGTCATCAGGCAATAGCTTTACCGAGCCAGCTAAGCAATCGTCATAATTTGCGTAGCGAGCGTTGTAAAAAACTTTCTTGTGTTTAACGACATCTTCAAATAATGCGCGGTTATTGATGGCGCTTTGGCCTGACTGATGTTCGGATAGCATAACTAAGTCATACCAGTGCCGAGACAGGCGTTCGGCGTTTTGTTTTAGCTCGTCTCGATTGCACTCAACGTGAATAAGTGTTGCTTTCTCCCAAAATGTGCGTTCAGGAGATAATACAACTACTTGGGAAGAAGGGTATTTAACGCCTTCGGTGATTGAAGCGATGTATGGCGTTATCGTGTGAGTTTCATTTGGGTCGATGACATTACGCCCGCCCAGTTCAATTAGTATTCGAGTCTTGAGATAATCGTCTGATTCTTCAACGACAGATGGATAGCTTACCCAAATCTTTTCACCGCTATCATCGACTTCAATCGAGTGAGAGTTTTTTGTGGGCAGTTTATTTAATTCTGATTGAAGGTGTGGAGCAACGACTTCTTCTGCATAGGTTTTCACGTAGCCCTTGAGGCGGTCACTGTACTTGGCTATTTGATTTTTGCTGGAGCCAGCATCAAAGGGATCAAATATTGCTGGGTGATATTTATAGTCGATGTCATCGAAATGCTTGTAATCCAAAGTGATGTCCACATCTTCGGAGAACCGATCGATAACATCGTAGACCTTCGACAGCGAAGTGCCGCCTTTGAAAGCCATTGGGTGAGCGCTGGGCATTGAAAATAATGTTTCAAGAGCCCAGCAAACCCACACATCTTTTTCAAGAACAGACTCTTGTCTACCCAGTTGAACTGCTGCGGTTTGCAGGATCTCTTTTTGGTCTTTAGCGGACAGCTCTAGGTAGGCTTCAGGCATACATTTCTGTCTTCATATTTTGTTGTTCATTAAAAGCTTGAATGGCCTGATTCATCCATGCAGGTTTTGAAGCAGAGAGGAATTGCTCATATTCACTCTCGCTCAGTCCTTCTCGTATCAATCGAACTGCTTCGCCATTCACTTGCTCTTTTCCTAGGTACCACAAAGCCGTTAAAGCCAGTCCTGCTTTTTTACCTGCGAATTGAAGCTTTCTGTGGCTCGAGGTGTGCATCAGCTTAACTTTAAGGTTGCCGACTTGTATTTCACGAGAAGGGCCGCTTGTGTAATACACAGGCTTGGTTGGCATCTGAGTTGAAATTTTAAATCGTCTAGCCGCTTCCGCGCCATGAACTTGAATAGTTTCGCCATGCCCTTTTGCTATTACTTCAACCACTCGTGAAACGTCTGGCATTACCTTGCCGACAAACCGACTTTTCTTCGGGCGAACGAAAACACCGCGTGCTACGCGCTCAATCACACCTTCTTCGACAAGTCTTGAAATGGCTTTGTCTACAGCAGGGCGAGATCCTAGGTTGAGAAAGCGATTAGTCGCGAAGGGTTCACCCTTTTGCATTCTCAAAACCTTACTTTTAATGCTTTCAGCTACTGACATGGCTTAAAACTCCTATCTATGTCCGAAAAACTAGCATATTTTCTGACATATTGCAAGCTCCATGATTCTAAGGGGGGGAGTTGGGGTGGTGTCGCTAACATGCTGAAATAATTGAAAATACCACCGTAAATCCCACCTTTCCCACCCCCGAAAATACCACTATCCACCACGCATCATTACCTCACGTTTTCGCAATAACCATCAGGAGTGCAACGTGAGTGTAAATCATATGAACCAACGGCAATTAGCCAACCGCTGGGGCGTCAGCGAAGCCACATTGGAGCGCTGGCGCTCTGAAGGCATCGGCCCCGTTTTTCTCAAACTACAAGGTCGCGTGATGTACCGCCTCGAAGACGTCGAGGCCTATGAGCACGACTGTCTTCGCAAGAGTACCTCTGAGCGTGTAGCTGGAGGTGACGCATGAGCCTTTCTCTAGAGCAAGCACAAGCCATGAGCATCGGTGAGTTAGCAGGCGTGACTGCTGCTGAGTTGATGCGTGTTCAGGCCGAGGTCGCCAACTACCTGCGCAATGCCAAAGAGCTTAAAGACTGGATCGATGGCGCGATTGCCATGAAGTACGAGCCAAAAGTCCGCGAGCTAAGAACTCAACTTGGCAAAGACACCGGGATTATCAATTTCGATGACGAAGGCGTGCGTGTCACTTCAGACCTGCCCAAGAAACCGGTCTGGGATCAATCACAGCTATCCGAAATCGCTCAGCGAATCGCTGCCAGCGGTGACAACCCAGCTGAGTTCTTGGACATCACCTACAAGGTTGCCGAGCGCAAATACACCGCCTGGCCGGAAAACCTTCGCACCGTTTTTGAACCAGCTCGGACATTAAAAACCGGCAAACCCACTTTTCGCCTCAGCCTTTCACAGGAGCAATAAGCATGACGATTTTAAACGAAGAAACCAATTACTTAGAGACCCTGCGCAAAAGCAGCTTTTCACTGGAGAGCCTGCCGGATGCTATCGCGATTCCCGCAGTATCAGATGCCGATGAGGCCGAAAGCAAACCGCTAATTCTCGCCACTGTCGACGATATCGCATTTGCACAGCAAGGCTTGAACAAAGAACTCAGCCGAATCGTTCAGGAAATGGAGTCGCTGCGTCGAGTTCACGACATGGCTCGTGGACTTGGAGCTAAAGGCGCTGATTATGCGCTTGAGTTTCTGCGCGAACATGGGGAGGTGAAGTAATGGCCTTTCCAATTATCACTGCCGATCAAAGGTTGGCGGAAAAGCGAGGCATTAAAGGCTGCATTCTTGGGCCTTCAGGTATCGGAAAAACCAGCTTGTTATGGACAGTCGAGGCTGACAAGACTCTGTTCTTCGATTTAGAAGCGGGTGACTTGGCTGTTGAGGGCTGGACGGGCGATGCGATTCGGCCGCGTACCTGGCAGGAGTGTCGAGATTTCGCGGTATTTATTGGCGGTCCCAATCCCGCGCTTCGTGATGAGCAACCATACAGTCAAGCCCACTATGACGCCGTATGTGAAAAGTTTGGTGACCCCACCAGCTTAGATAAATACGACACCGTCTTTATCGACTCCATTACGGTTGCAGGACGTTTGTGTCTGCAGTGGTGCAAAGGCCAACCCCAAGCATTCAGTGAGCGAAGTGGAAAGCCAGATACGCGAGGCGCATATGGCCTGCATGGCCAAGAGATGATTGCGTGGCTGACTCATCTTCAGCACACCCGCAACAAGAACATCTGGTTTGTCGGCATTCTCGACGAGAAGATCGACGACTTTAATCGCAAGGTTTTTGCTCCGCAAATTGATGGCTCAAAAACAGCGCTTGAGTTGCCTGGCATTGTCGATCAAGTCATCACGCTTGCAGAGATCCAAAGCGATGATGGTCAGCGTTATCGCGCCTTCATTAACCACACCCTTAATCCCTATGGCTATCCCGCCAAAGACCGCAGTGGGCGTCTTGATGTTATTGAAGAACCCCACCTCGGTCGACTGATGACCAAAATTCATGGGCCAGTGACACCAGTCTCTGATCGCCTGAGCTTTGCTCGCCCAGCACCTATCGAAACCCAAACCAATACTGAAGAAGGAGTCCAATAATGACGACTTGGAATGATTTTAACTCGGCAGAAGACCAAAACAATTTTGACGTAATCCCAAAAGGCACGCTGGTAAAAGTGCGCATGACGATTCGCCCCGGCGGCTATGACGATGCGTCACAGGGTTGGACGGGCGGATATGCAACGCAAAGCATGACGACAGGCTCTGTCTATTTGAACTGTGAGTTTGTTGTGCTTGATGGTCCATACGCCAAACGCAAGATGTGGAGTCTTATCGGATTACACAGCCCTAAAGGTCCTGAATGGGCAAACATGGGAAGAGCATTTGTTAAAGGGATTTTGAATTCCTCACGTGGTCTTCACCCGCAAGATAACTCGGCACAAGCTCAACAGGCTCGTCGTATTCAAGGCTTTGCTGATCTGGATGGGATTGAGTTTGTTGCAAAGGTCGAGATGGACAAAGACCAGAACGGTGATGATAAGAATGTAATTAGAACTGCTATCACGCCAGACCACAAAGACTACGCAGCAGTGTCAGGCAACACGGTTCAACCTGCCGCTTCAACGCAGCCAGCTTCTTCACCACAAGCTTCGGCTAGCGCTCCGACTGGTCGTCCCAGTTGGGCACAATAAGGAGGTCGACTCATGTTATTACGACCTCGTCAAAAATTGTTTGTTGAGCGCAGTCTAACTGCGCTTGATAAACACCAAAACACACTGGGGGTGGCGCCTACGGGCGCCGGTAAAACGATCATGTTGTCCGGTGTCACCGGCCAGTGGTTAGAAAATGAAGATGCCAAAGCTTGTGTGCTTGCCCACCGTGATGAACTCACAACGCAAAATGCCGCCAAGTTCAGTCGTGTTAATCCGAGTATCTCGACTTCGATTTATGACGCAAAAGAAAAGTCGTGGAACGGTCAAACGACCTTCGCCATGGTGCAAACCTTAGGGCGCGAATCGAACTTAAAGACGATGCCTAAACTTGATCTGCTTGTTATCGATGAAGCGCATCATGCGGCGGCACCGACCTATCGTCGCATCATTGATAGCGTTCGCGATAGCAATCCTGATGTGGCGATTTTTGGTGTCACGGCTACTCCCAACCGGGGTGATAACAAAGCATTGCGTCCTGTGTTTAGTAATGTGAGTGATCAAATCACCTTGGCTGAACTCATTCAATCAGGACACTTGGTTCCACCCAGAACTTACGTAGTTGATGTGGGGACCCAAGGAGAGCTGTCACAAGTCAAACGTACTGCTGATGATTTCGACATGGCAGCTGTCGACGCCATTATGAACAAAGCACCTATCACCGAAGCGGTGATACGTCACTGGAAAGACAAGGCTCATGACCGTCCTACTGTGGTGTTTTGTTCGACCGTCCAGCACGCCAAGAATGTAGCGGAAGCCTTTTCAGCATCAGGAATCAGTGCGGAAGTCATTCATGGCGAGCTATCAAGTGAAGCGAGAAAGGCTGCGCTGTCTCGCTTTGAGTCCGGTGAGTCGCAGGTCGTTGTTAATGTTGCGGTACTCACCGAAGGCTGGGATTTCCCTCCAACCAGTTGTGTTGTTCTGCTACGGCCAAGTTCTTATAAGTCGACGCTGATTCAAATGATTGGGCGAGGTCTTCGAACCGTCGACCCCAACGAGCATCCGGGCGTTGTGAAAAGTGATTGTGTGGTGCTCGACTTCGGCACAAGCACCATGCTTCACGGTTCATTAGAGCAGGATGTGAACTTGGATGGCCACGAGGGGCAAGGCGAAGCGCCACAAAAAGAGTGCCCGGAATGCGGTGCAATGTTACCTGCTGCCGCAAAGGAGTGTTCTCTTTGCGGTCATGTTTGGGAACGAACAGAGGGCGATGGGAAAGTTGATCTCACGGACTTTGTGATGTCTGAAATTGACCTGCTTAAACGCTCTTCTTTCCGTTGGTGTGATTTGTTTGGTGACGATGCCGCTTTGATGGCGACTGGCTTCGAGGCGTGGGCAGGTGTGTTCTTTCTCGCAGGTCACTGGTTTGGAATGGGCGGTGGTAAAAAACTGCCTGCGAGATTACTCGCCATGGGGGAGCGAACGGTTTGCCTGGCCGCTGCAGATGACTGGTTGAATGAGCATGAAACCGAAGATGCTGCCAGCAAATCCCGCAAGTGGTTAAACCAAGCTGCGACCGCTCAACAACTTCGGTATCTACCTCCTGCGTATCGCCAGGACTTTGGCTTAACACGCTATCAAGCTTCCTGCCTCTTGGCCTTCCAGTTTAACAAGCGTGATATACAGTCCCGTATTTTCAACAAAGTCGAAGGCAAGGAGGCTGCTTGATGTGCATTACCGTTGCTTTATTTGCCACAAACCGCCTCGAGGCTTTTGCTGGCTTGATCCAAACCGCAACCAATCCAGCGACAGTCGGCGCGCTAGCTTTAAACGATTCTGTTCCAAGCAGTGCCAAGACATCCATTACCAGTTGCATCGTAAGGGAGTGGCCATGAACAGAACTGATTTAGAACAAAAAGCTGCTGAGTCTGTCTTGGCCCCACTTGCTGATTATGTAATGGCTGTTGGTATGGACAAAGGACTGGGTGATTACAGCAAAACAGAAATTGTTGGTTTGGTGGATACAGTTCTTGAGTCCTATCACCAGACTTTGCAGGAGTTGTACAAAGACGAGGTGCCTTTCTGATGTTGGATTTTAATCATCGACCAACCTTGTCGGAACAGATCAGTGAACGCATCGACTTAGCATTACAGCAAGAGCAGCGATCACAGGTTTCGAGAAACTATCTTGGTGCTTCAAGACTTGGAGTGTCTTGCGATCGTGCTTTGCAGTTTGAGTTCACACATACACCTGTCGACGAAGGTAGATCATTTACTGGACGTACTCTTAGAATTTTTGCGGCGGGTCATGTCTTTGAAGAGCTCGCTATCGATTGGTTGCGTAAAGCAGGCTTTGATCTGTATACGGAAACATCCACCGGTGGACAGTTCGGGTTTTCTGCAGTGGATGGCCGTTTGCGTGGACACGTAGATGGCGTGCTTGCCGGAGGACCTGAATCAATTGGCGAAGGCTTTCCTGCTTTGTGGGAGTGTAAATCACTGAATGCAAAGTCTTGGAAGGACACGGTCAAACGTGGTGTGACTCTTTCTAAACCGGTCTATGCGGCACAGATAGCGTTGTATCAGGCCTACATGGAAGAACAGATTCCTGGCATTTCCTCCAATCCCGCCTTGTTCACTGCCATCAATAAAGATACCGCCGAATTGTATTTCGAGTGGGTTCCTTTTAATGGTGAGTTGGCTCAGCGGGCATCCGATCGAGGTGTGCGTGTCATTCAGGCGACTGATGCAGGAGAACTCTTACCCAGAATCAGTAAAGACCCAGCTCATTACGAGTGTAAGTTTTGCTCTTGGCAGGACCGCTGCTGGCGAGGAGGTGCGCAATGAACAGCAGCACCGATAAAGTGATCTGGCTCGATTTTAACGACGCACCTGAGCAGGGTGAATCAACAAAACCAAAGCATGATGCCCGAGTGCTCAAGCAACGATTAATCGATTCGCTAGATGCTGTGTTGACCTATCTGTTTCCTGCAGGAAAGCATCGAGGTAAGCAGTTCATTGTAGGCGATCTGGAAGGCAATCCCGGTAAAAGTTTAGTCGTTGAACTTGCAGGTTCTCGTGCAGGTATGTGGATGGATTTTGCTACCGGAGAAGGTGGTGACATCTTTGATGCCTGGGCACGTGTTAATGGCTTTGATGCAGCCAGCCAATTTCCTGAGCTGGTGGATTCTGTCGCTCAATGGTTAGGTGTGTCTGTTGATCAATCACGGCCATTGTCCACGACTTATGAGAAAGCCAATAAACCCACAATGCCTGCTCGACAACAACCTACAGATGACTTAGGGCCAGCAACCGGAAAATGGGATTATCGTGATAGCCAAGGTCAGCTAATTGCCTGCGTATATCGATACGATACCGAGTCGGGCAAAGAGTTCAGGCCGTGGGATGTGCGATCACGCTCCATGAAAGCACCGGATCCAAGACCGCTCTACAACCAGCCTCAAATCTTAAGCGCCAATCAAGTTGTACTGGTCGAAGGTGAGAAAGCTGCGGACGCACTCATTCTCTTAGGATTGGTGGCAACCACTGCCATGAATGGAGCTAATGCTCCAATAGCGAAAACGGATTGGTCGCCACTGAAAGATAAACACGTTTTAGTCTGGCCTGACAATGATGATGCGGGTGCTGAGTATGCCAGAAAAGCATCGGAAGCGATCGCATGCGGCGGTGCCGCTTCTGTGGCGGTTTTGCATATTCCGGGTGATAAATCCGTTAAGTGGGACGCCTATGATGCAGTCGATGAAGGGATGGATGTGTGGGCTTTCGTTCAGTCGGCACCGAGAACCATTGTTAAAGATGCTGAGCCGATACCGCTGCATTCATTAGGTGAGTTGTTAGCCGATACCTCGCCGATGCCAGACGATCTGATAGCACCGAGGGTTTTAACGCCCGGCGGCATGATCGTATTTGGTGGTGCGCCTAAGGTGGGGAAAAGTGATTTTCTGTTGTCTTGGTTAACGCATATGGCGGCAGGCGAGCCCTTTCTTGAGCTCACGCCCTCAAGGCCATTGCGGGTGTTTTACTTGCAAGCCGAGGTTCAGTATCACTACTTGCGTGAGCGGATCCAGTCTATGGGTTTGCCAGAAGCAGTAAGTCGCCAAGCTGCCAATAACCTTTTGGTCACACCTCAGCTTCGTTTAGTGCTCAATGATCAGGGTGTTGAGCAAGTGATCGAGGCTCTGCAGCGGGCTGCGTCTCAAGGTGGTGTCGACATTCTGGTAATTGACCCTATTCGTAATGTGTTCGACGGTGGCCCTGAAGGCAATAGCGAAAACGACAACAACGCGATGTTGTTTTTCTTGCGTGAGCGAGTTGAGCAACTGCGTGATGCGGTCAATCCCGATGCGGGAATCATCCTTGCTCACCACACCAAGAAAATCAGTAAAAAACAGGTCGAGGAAGATCCATTTTTAGCCTTGTCAGGTGCAGGCAGTTTGCGTGGTTACTACACCACCGGCATGTTGCTGTATCGCCCTGATGAAATGCTGACGGATCGCACTTTGGTGTTCGAGCTGCGCAATGGACCTGGCTTACCTGCCAAGCGGGTAGATAAAAGTCAGGGACGCTGGATTGAACTTGATCCTCACAGTGATCGTTTGGTCAATCAAGACTATGGCGCCAAGCTCGATGCGGAGCGACAACGCAAGCGCGATGTCATCGTACAAATGATCTTTGATGAAGCGTCGCAAGGCCGTGTTTACACCTCGAATCAGTTTGCAGAATCGTTCGAAGGCCAAGCTGGACTCGGTGCGAACCGGACCATCAATGAGCGCATTGCTGTCCATGCCACAAAAGGCGATATCAAGTTCTTCCGTAATCCGGAGGAGTACAACTTACCAGCACTGACCCGAAGCAAGTATGGCTATCTCTGTGTTGAGGGTATGACGGTTCCCGCAGGGGAAACCATTGATACCGATACCGGTGAGGTCAAACAGTCTCACTTGTGGGTTAAACCCACCCATTACAAATGCGCTCAAACCGGTGCGGTGCTCCCTGTCGAGAATCCGGATGTTTGGGTGTACCAGGAGGAAACAAGCGATGAATCATGATCAAAACAAGGCCTCGGACATGGCCGTTTGCTGTCTGCAATCTGAACCAGTTTGCTGCAATCTGCAAACTACCCGCAAACTGGAAGTCAGCAATAACAAGGCATCCAGCCAGATTGCAGATTGCGGAGTCCAGATTGCGGATATCCCCTGCAAACTGAACGCAATCCCAGATAATTCAGGGGTTTCAGAGATAAATCCAGATTGCACGCAACCCCCCTCTCTCTACGAGAGAGGAGAGTCCCCTAAAGGGGAGGCTCTCCATCTCGGTGAGAAAGAGAGTATCAACCGAACATTGCCTGTAGTGCTGTGCTTGGATTTGGGTACAACAACTGGATGGGCAATTCATTCCAAACAAGGCGTGATCACCAGCGGCACCATCAGTTTTAAAAACGATCGCTGGCAAGGTGGCGGTATGCGCTTTTTGAAGTTCAACCGTTTCTTGAATGAGGTAAACGAAAATGCTGGGCCTATCAGCATGGTGTTTTTTGAGGAAGTTCGTCGTCACATGGGTGTGGATGCGGCTCACGCTTACGGTGGTTTTATGGCGCATCTGACTGCTTGGTGTGAGCAACAAAATATTGCCTACGAGGGTGTTCCGGTTGGAACCATCAAGCGGCACGCAACTGGCAAAGGTAATGCAAATAAAACCATGATGATTGAGTCCGCGAAAGCGCGAGGCCATCTCCCAGCGGATGATAACGAAGCCGATGCATTGGCTTTGGTTTATTGGGCTATTGATCAACGAATAGGAGAGCAATTATGAATAACTTCACGCCAGAACACGTTGCTCTCCGATTTGAGGAGTGTGTATCAACGCTGCGTAAATTGCCTGGTGAGCGAAGCTTGGGTTACGTGAGCTATTGGCCAGAGATCAAATACGATCGGAGAGAGCTCGCCAGACAAGAAGTTCAGCCGATTCGTTTACGTCCAACGCCAGACCAAATCACCCGCATGGAGGAAACGCTGTCATGGATAACGTATGTCAATCATGGTGAAAGAAATCTGATTTGGTTACGAGCCTATCGAACGCCATGGCGAGTGATTTCTCGTGAGACTGGGTTTCCAAGAACGTCGGCACAGCGTTATTGGCAAGGGGCGTTAATAAAAATTGCGCAGCGGCTCGCGCAAGAGCAAAGACCTGCGTGCTAACGCCAAAAGCCCAAGTGGGACAAAACCCGGTTTTTAGGCGAGAATACTTGCTAATCTCACGAGTGAACTGCACACAAGCCACGGCCACCAAACTGTGGCTTTGTTATTTCTGGCCCTGAAAAAAAGTGGGTCCTTCCTGGCCATCGAATCGATGCGGGTCGCAAGGCCGCCGCATTTCGCTAGCGACAGCCCGTTAAACCGGGTTCGCAGGTTCGCAGTTCGCACCGCAATTTCCAAGGTAATCTAATGCAATCTAACACTGTCGAGTCGGTGGAGCACTGGTCGCTTCAACGACTCATTCCCTATGCCAAAAATGCGAGGACGCATGACGATACACAGGTATCGCAAATAGCGGGTTCGATAGCAGAATTTGGCTTTGTGAATCCGATTTTGGTCGGTGATGACAACGTCATTATCGCAGGCCATGGTCGCTTGATGGCGGCTCAGCAACTTGGTTTAGACACGGTCCCGGTGATCGTTTTACATCACTTGACCGAAGCACAACGTCGCGCATTGGTGATCGCAGATAACAAGATTGCTGAAAACGCTGGATGGAATGATGAGCTTCTCAAGCTAGAACTTGAAGAACTCGGCGATCTGGGTTTTGACCTTGATCTCATCGGCTTCTCTGATGAGGAGCTGGATGAGCTTCTGGGTAACGACGAACAGTCTGGTGAAACAGATGAGGATGAAACTCCCGAGGTGGAAGATGAGCCTGTAAGCCGACATGGTGACGTGTGGGTTTTGGGTGACCATCGATTGTTATGTGGGGATTCGACTAGCAAACAGGATTTAGAAAAATTAATGAACGGTGAGCTTGCCGATATGGCGTTCACCGATCCACCTTATAACGTTGATTACGGCAACAACGCTAAAGACAAAATGCGCGGTAAAGATCGGCGCATTATGAATGACAATCTGGGTGATGATTTTTATCAGTTTCTTAAAGATGCGCTCACGAATCTTTTGAGTGTGACTAAAGGAGCGTGCTACATCGCCATGTCATCCAGTGAGTTAGACACGCTTCAAAAAGCGTTTCGAGATGCTGGCGGCAAGTGGTCAACATTTATCGTATGGGCAAAAAATACTTTCACTCTAGGTCGATCCGATTATCAGCGTCAGTATGAACCGATTTTGTATGGTTGGCGCGAAGGCAACGACCACTTTTGGTGTGGGGCTCGTGATCAGGGAGACGTTTGGTTTTTTAACAAACCCGTTAAAAATGATTTGCACCCAACAATGAAGCCGGTGGAGTTGGTTGAGCGTGCGCTTCGCAATTCCAGTAAGAGCCGAGACATTGTGCTCGATCTTTTTGGTGGATCTGGAAGCACCTTGATTGCTTGTGAAAAAACAGGTCGTGCAGCACGCTTGATCGAATTGGATCCCAAGTATGTGGATGTCATTGTCAGGCGCTGGCAGGACTACTCTGGCGAGCAGGCTATCCGTGAAAGTGATGCGCTTTCCTTTGATGAGGTTGCCCTATCAATGCAAACAGAAGCAGTTGCGAATTAAAGCTTAAAGGTGTGCCATTCGCTTTGTTTAAACAGATACAGGTATTGGGCATCACATGCTTTGGCCAGCGCAAATAGTTCCGATTCGCTTCGGGTGGTTCTTGGCTGGGTTTGCTCCCAGGCATCGCCACGATCACGGTGGTAAGCACAGACTGTTGCTCCCTGCACGTAGGAAATGTCGCCCAACGCAATCAGGCTTTCGGCGTGGGATTCACTATTGTGATATTGCCGCAGCGTTGGTCCAACACCATTAACTGAATCATAGCCATCGTGATGGCAATAAATTGATTGGAAATTGGTATTGTCTTTAGTCATCGCAATAAAGCAGCGGGTGCTCATTGATCACCTCCTTGCACACGATATCGGCGTTGTTGGCCATCATCTTTGTATGAGGTGATCGTCATACCCAATCGTTTTTTAACTGTGTTTGAAAAGACACCTCGAACGGTGTGCTTTTGCCAGCCAGTTTCAGTACAAATTTCTTCAATGCTGGCGCCTTCTGGGCGCTGCATTAGTGCAATCATACGTGACTGTTTAGTGCCTTCTCGCAGGGTGATGGTCTTGTTGGTTTTTGATTTTGAAGGTGCTTCTAAGCCTATGGCGTCAAAGCCATTTCCATTGATGGTGTAGCTATCGCCATTTTGGGTAATGAGCTCCCGAGTTAGAAGCCCTTGGATGACTCTGGGTTTAATGCCTGCATTGATATTGCTTGGTAGCGGCTCGATGTTTCCATCTGGCCGCTTACTCGCGGCTTGTAAAATGGCGGCTTGGGTATCAGTTAATTTGCTCATAGTGCGCTCCTTATTCGGCATGTTCGCCTTCTTTAAAGGCAGAATCGGTAATTTGTTTGAGGAGTTCGGCGTAGTGCCCCAGATCGCCCACGTGCCCCCAGTTGATTTCGTCGGGGTGAGCGTTGAAGTGGTCATCGCTGAGTGCCTGAAGGCGCTCAAGCGCGTTATCAATTTCGGCTTTTCGGGCTAAAAAAGCGTCTAATGCGTTTTGTTTGTGGGCCATTTTGTTGTCTCCAAATGCTGTTCTGTTAAGCACATGAACGCTTCATTCAGCGGCCTTATCAACTCATTTCTGCTTATTAATTCGATTAAAAACAACAGGTTAAAATATGGGCGTATCACTGCGGGCTTATGCCAAACATCGAGGGGTATCTGATACTGCAGTGCGGAAAGCGATTAAGTCTGGCCGTATCCAAGCGGAATCTGATGGCACGATTGATATCGATAAAGTCGACAAGCAATGGGATCGCAACACGGATCGCGCCCAGCAACGCAAATCATCGGGTGCAACCAAAGCAGTCCCAAAAGCGGCACTGGATGCGGTCGCAGATACCCTAAGTGAAAGTGGCAATACCGGTGGTGGCACTACCTATATGCAAGCCAGAACTGCCAATGAAGTGCTGAAGGCACAAACTAATCGAATCAAATTACAGCAGCTTAAAAAAGAGTTGGTCGATCGTGCCAAGGCGATAGCGCATGTCTTTCGGATGGCTCGATCTGAGCGGGATGCTTGGCTAAGTTGGCCAGCAAGGGTTTCGGCTCAAATGGCTGCAGAGTTGGAGGTTGACCCGCACAAGATGCATGTCATGTTGGAGTCCTATGTCAGACAGCACCTATCCGAGCTTAGCGACATCCAGCCCAAGGTCGATTGATTCTGAGTTTTATGAAGGCGCTCTAGAGTTAGAAAAAGCATGGAAAGAAGGCATCAAGCCAGATCCGATGCTGCTTGTTTCTCAATGGGCTGATGAGT